GCCAAGATACAGCGTTACAGATTAATTACAAATTACCAGATGGAACATTGGTTAATGTCTATGCAAAGGATCAAGCGCATCTTGAAACTTTACTAACATCTATTTCTGATCTTGCAACATTGATTACAGCTACTGCTGTTCAATTAGGTGCAAACAATTCTCCTGCTGGCAACATTGCAAATATGAAAGTTCAGCTAGGCGCTGAAGAAGTATCTGCAGATAGGCAGTGTAAGCACGGAGCAATGGTCTACAAGACTGGCGTTAACGCTTCCGGTAAAGCCTGGAAGGGTTGGATGTGCAACGCACCAAGAGGTGCGTCTGATAAGTGCGAACCTATCTGGGTTAAGTAACTTATGAGGGGGCCTTGGGAATTCGAGAACCCCCGTTGTGCTGAAGTAGGTGTTGAATTATTCTTTCCAGAAAAGAATGAAGACACTATAGAGATGAAGATGGCTAAACAATTGTGTCTATCCTGCACCCATAAAAACGAATGTCTTGAATGGGCTATTACCAACGAGATGCACGGCATTTGGGGTGGCAAGTCTGCGGTAGAACGCAAAAGAATTAGATCTATGAGAAGGAAAAAGAGTGCTTAGTTTAACCAGGGCTTGGAGTGGCGCAACCGTCAAAGCTGCTCCTCTTCCTGATGTTTGGAAAACACTTAGAGAAAAGCAAATTAGATTTAGACGCGGACAATTAACTATGGTTGCTGCCGCTCCTAACGCGGGTAAGTCTATGTTTGCTCTGGTCTATGCCATTAAAGCAGAAGTACCAACCTTATTCTTCTCAGCCGATACAGATGTTACAACGGTTATGATCCGTGCAGCATCTCATATCTCAGGTCACGCACAGATTACAGTTGAGTCTAATATCAATACGCTCAATACTTACTATGACGAATACTTCGAGAAGATGAAGCATATTCAGTGGGTATTTGATTCGTCACCATCACTTGACGATATTGAGTTAGAAGTCAAGGCATATCAAGAACTCTATGGTTTGCCACCACAGCTAATAGTTGTAGATAACTTAATGAATGTTGCTGCTGAAACAGACAACGAATGGGCCGGGCTTCGTGCAATTATGATGGAGTTGCACGACTTGGCTCGTAACACAGAAGCTTGTGTAATGGTATTGCACCACGTATCAGAAGCTTCAGAGTATGGCGATGGCACAGCGCCACCAGCTCGTAGAGCAATTCAAGGAAAGGTAAGTCAATTACCGGCACTTATTTTGACTCTTGGTTATGATCCATTGGGTAAACAATTAAAGGTTGCTGCAGTTAAAAACCGATTTGGTCCTAACTCTGCAGATGGAAAAGATTGGGTGCCACTAGATGCCAAGTATGTTGCTTGTCAGATAGATGATGTAAACTTAACTCACTACGTTCAGAAAACAAGTTGGGATCAAGGAAGGCTATATCAGTGAACACAAACCTAGTAATTTTGCCTACTAGAAGTAGACCAGATAATGCAGAGCGTTGCATCAACGCTTTAAAAGAACATAGCGTAATGTCAGATTTTGTTATTGCTATTGATGATGACCAATCAGATTTATACCCACGCTTAGATGGCGTTACCTATGAGGTGAACCCGAGACTTCGTATGAATGGCACACTGAACCTAGTTGCTAATAAGTATGCAGATAAGTATGAAACTATCTTCTTTCTAGGTGATGATCACTTAGTTCAGACACCTAATTGGGATGAGTATTTAACTAAGGCTATTAGACATAAAGGTTATGGTCTTGCCTATGGCAATGACCTATTACAGAAGCATCAGTTAGCTACAGCAGTAATGATGTCTACTAACATCATCAAGGCAGTAGGTTATATGGCACCACCTAAATTGGTGCATCTATATATGGATAACTACTGGATGATTCTTGGTCAACGTCTTGGTACCTTATGGTATTTCGATAACGTAATCATTGAACACCTACATCCTGTAGCCGGTAAGGTTGAATGGGATGAGCAGTATCGTGAAGCAAACTCTAACGAGGTAGCTAATGCAGATCGTATGGAGTTGCATCGCTATATGGAAGAGGACTTTGCAGGAGAACTAGAGAAGATTACAACAGCACTCGGACTATGAAACAAGTAATCTCTTATTCACTTTACGGCAAAGATATGCGCTTCTTAGTTGGCGCTATCAAAAACGCAGAGTTGGCACAGAGATTCTTTCCTGGTTTTACTTGTCGTTACTACTATGGCAAGAGCGTACCTAAGTGGGTGCTATCTACCTTGTTGGTATTTCCACACGTAGAGTTAATCAAAGTAGATGATGATGAGAATAGCATCTCTAGGACGTGGCGCTTTATGGCTATGGCTGATGAAGATATAGATGTGGTGCTATCTAGGGATGTGGATGCAAGGCTATCTATTCGTGAAGCTGAGGCACATCAAGAGTTTATGGATAGTGAATTTAATTTTCATATAATTAGAGATCATCCAACAGGTCACGGGTATCTAATTAGTGCCGGTATGTTTGCTATGAAAACCAAGAAGTATCGGGAACTGATGCGTAATATGCTAACGCAACACGAGTTTCGTGATGAGTATATGGCAGACCAGAACTTTATGACCTTTGCAATATATCCACACGTTGCTGCTGATTGTTTAATTCACGATCAGTATTACAACTATATGCCTACTCCACCTAGCGAGAAGCGATACATAAAGCGCAAACCTTTATCTACCTTATCGCACATAGGATGTGCAGTGGATGAGAATGATGTCTATATCTACCAAGCTGATAGAGATATGGCAATACAAGAGACAGGACACGTAACGTATATGTATGACTGGGGGAATAATGGACGTATTAATCACGGGCAGTGAAGGATTTGTTGGTAAATACTTTAGAGATAACTTTGATGGTCATAATGTAACCGGTATTGATATTAAGACAGGTACAGATTGCAGAGACTTCTTTAAGAAAGAAGATAAGCAATATGATCTTGTTATCCACTTAGCTGCTATCGTAGGTGGTAGAGAATCTATTGAGGGTAGACCTATGGCAGTCGCCGATAATCTATCTATCGATTCAGAGTTCTTTCAGTGGTGCTTAAAGACTAACCCAAAGAAGATTGTTTACTTCTCATCTAGTGCCGCGTATCCGACTTGGTTACAGGAACCTTTACTTAAAGGTAGAAATCTTAAAGAAAGCGATATAAGCTGGAATGGCGGACTTTATACGCCTGATATGACCTATGGTTGGAGCAAGTTAACAGGGGAGTTTTTGTCCCAATTTGTCCCAAATGTCCATATTTTTAGACCATTTTCTGGCTATGGATGGGACCAGGATTTGACTTATCCGTTCCCAATGTATGTCGAACGTGCGCTTGCAGAACAAAATCCATTTGAAGTATGGGGAACCGGAGAACAGACCAGAGACTTTATCCATATGAAAGATGTAGTCAATGCAGTTATGACTGCTGTTTACGAAGGCGTGACTGGTCCTATCAATTTAGGAACTGGTCGTGCTACTTCATTTATTGAATTAGCTCAGATGTGTATGAAAGAAGTTGGATACGAAGGTGAGATCGTAACTAGACCTGATAAGCCGGTTGGTTGTATGCACCGAGTGTCGGATAACTCTAAGCTCTTAGAATTTTATACACCTAAGATAACATTAGAAGAGGGAATAGCAGAGGCGGTTGATTTACTAGGATGAAGCACGAAACGGAATTGAATTATGTCAAGAATAAAATTAAAAAGTTGGAAGAAGATTTTGCTGGTTTTGCTTCTTTACTTATTGAGTCCGGCATTGTACAGGTGGAAGAACAAGCTGGTGAGTTACGTTACAAGGTTAACAAAGTGAAGTTAGATGAGCAGTCCGAAGTACAATAAGACTAAGGGTGCTACCTTTGAACTAGATATCATTAAGTGGTTTAGGAAGTTAGGCTTTAACGCAGAGCGTCTGCGCCTTGCAGGTAAAGATGATGAAGGTGATGTCGTAGTTATCGTTGCCGGTGAAACCTATCTATTTGAATGTAAAAACACAGCCAAGTTAGAACTTGATAATTTCTGGAAACAAATAGAAGTTGAAGCAGCTAATTATGCTAAGGCTAGGAATACCAAGACACCTTTCCACTACGTCTTATGGAAGCGTAAGCGTAAGGGGATCAATCAAACGTGGGTAATCTGCTCACTTGAACAATGGTTGGAGGAAAAGAAGTAATGGACAAAAGTGAAGAAGAGTTAGCTAAAGAACTTATTGCTCTTATGCAAACTAAGGAGCAGTTAAAGTTTTTGACTGGAATGATTGAGCAAAAAGCTTTGTCGTCTAGTTTTGTAATGGATCTAATTAACAACCTGCTAGATAGAATAGAGAGAAAACGATAATGCCAATTCCAAATGGTGAAATAACAACATCACAGATCTGGACACAACCTACTGAACCAGTAGAAGAACCTAAGCAGGAAGAACAAAAGGAAGAGAAGCCTGAATGATTTGTAAAATGTGTAGCGGAGCTGGTAACGCTAACGCTATCGGTGATACCGGTAGTGCTGGCGTATTGCATCAACAATGCGAGGGGGATTGCACGTGTCAGCACAAGGTTGGCAAAGGCCACGTTCAGCGCATACAGGACAAGGCAAAACCGATACAAACGCAATCTCCATAATTGCAATTGTTAAATATTTTGGTGGTCAAACCAAAGAAGGTAAAGCAGCGCCAGTAAAGTGTTCGCTGCATAATGACAGCAGGGCTAGCGCAGTAATGAATAGTTATGACAACCTTTTCTACTGCCACACCTGCGGCTTTGGCGGTAATGCAGTTACTTATGTAATGCACAAGGAGAATTTGGAGTTTAAAGATGCACTCAAAAGAGCACTCGAAATTGTTGCTGGAAGCGGCGAACCGCTACGCGGATCAGATAGACGAGCGAACGCTAGAGTACCTAAACGGACGTGGAATATCTGAAGAGGTCGCAGCGTTATATCAGTTAGGAACTATTACTGATCCATTACCTGGACACGAAGGTCACGTAGGTTGGCTTTCAATTCCATATATTACAGCTCTTGGTCTTTGTGTAGGTTTTAAGTTTCGTAGATTAGATGATGGAAAGCCCAAGTATGGATCACCTTTGGGTCAGGTAAGCCATCTCTATAACGTATCAGATATAACCAAAAAGTCTGGACGTATAGTCGTATGTGAAGGTGAACTAGATACCATAGTGGTATCAGGAATTCTTGGACTACCGGCAGTTGGTTGTCCTGGTGTAGCTGCCTGGAAACCACACTATGCAAGGTTATTTAATGGCTACGATACAGTCTATGTAGCCGGAGATCACGATGTTAAAGAAGACGGATCTAATCCTGGCGCTGAATTTAGTCGGCGTGTTGCAAGCGAGGTGATGAACGCAACTATCGTAAACTTACCTGCAGGTTTAGACATTTCGGACTATTACCTACAAAACGGATATGACGAAACACGCAGGTTATTAGGAGTAGCAAGTGAGTGAGCAGTTTGAGTCCAATGTAAATGTAGTTTATGACTATGCCAGAATTGTATTGCTGAGTAAGCACAAGGACTATGGCCCACTTAATATAGCCAACGCACCAGGCGGTGCGCTCAATGGTTTACGTGTACGCATACACGATAAGACTGCACGCATTAATCACCTGATTGATAACGCTAAATATAAAAACCCTGAGCACGAAAGTTTACGTGACTCTTTTCTAGATCTTATGAACTATGCAGCTATCGCTCTGCTAGTTATTGACGGACATTGGCCGACACAAGATAGCGGTCCTGATTGTGAGTGAGATCCACCCATCTATTTACGACATAGTTCCTAGCGTAGTAAAGGTAGTAGCACGCAGGTTCAAAGGGTTTGTTGAAGAGTCTGATCTTAGACAAGAGTGTTATCTATTTGCCGCTAGCAAATACAACCAGCATAAAGAATTACTTGATGAACCTAACACAGAGAAGCGTCAACAGAATGAGCGCAAGATTGGCTGGCAGATCAAGCGCGTAGCTGAACGCTACGCTCGTAAAGAAAAAGCAGTTAAGTCTGGATACCAGATCAATGACGAAGCTTATTATGAAACTACTACTATCGCCCAACTTCTTCCGTTTGTTATCTCCTCCATAATTACAGGCAAACCACTTGAACAGGGCCAGCAATTAGTAGATGATGGACAGCCTAAAAAGCAGTCAGCACCGGCAGAGTCTGGAAACTTTCTTGCTATCTTAATTGATATTAAGAAAGCTTATCTTCTACTTGGATCTGAAGATAAAGATCTTTTATTTAAGCGCTATATGCAAGATCACACACTTCAGCAAATTGCTCAGTATCTTGAGTGCGCTATCTCTACTGCAGATCGCAGACTTGAGAAAGCGCTATCTAATCTTCAACAGAACTTGGGTGGGGAGAACCCTTTCTCATAATGGTTCTCAATGAATTTGAATTATATTCATACCTAAAAGAATTTCATTATCCGGATTTACAAAAGGCAGAAAATAAATTTGCCACCTTTGATTGTTTATCTAAGAAGCAAAAGCTTTACATAGAATTAAAGTCACGCAACACCCACTATGACGATTTAATTATTGAGAAGATGAAGTATGACGCTATCCTTCAAGCTGCTGAATTCTTAGGATATAAACCACGCTATATCAACTGCACCCCTATTGGTATCTGGTCTTTTGATCTGCTAAAGATCAAGGATATTGAATGGCAGGATAAGTGGTTGCCTATGAATACAGAGTTTGCTTCTCGTGGTAACAAAACTAAAGTGGTTGGATATTTGCATATCAATGATGGAGAGAAGCTTTGATTTATCAATATAAATGCAACCAATGCAATACTGAACTAGAAGTAGAGCGTGGCATTACGGAACCTGCTCTCGCCCCAACCTGCATAGATTGTCACGGAACTATGTCCCGGATTTGGACAGCTCCAGCAATTGAATTTCGTGGTAAGGGTTGGTATAGCA